ATTTTGGTGACGTTTTAAATATTAGTCAAGATGATTTATTAGCTCCTATATTACTACCTGACAAACTTGATCCTTTAATTGCTGTAGCTTCTGATTTAAGAAAACTAAGACCTGAATTATTCCAAGGTAAAATGACTATAGATGCACTATTCAATGCAACTGTAAAAGGAGATTTGATAGCTAGTGATGAGTTACTAGGTTTATTAAATAAGTATGACCTTAATTTTGAAGAGTACATAGCTATGACTATAGGGTCTGCTTCTCAGGCAGGTAAAGTCATGCAAAAAGTTTCTATGATAAAAGGTAGAAAAGTAGGAGCAAGTGCTCGTGATGAATTACTCTCTAATAGTAAAATTGAAAAAAGAAACTTTTGGAAAAAGGCATTTCAAAGAACTGTTGATGTAGGTAGAGGTGCATTAGTTTCTATGTTTGCTACTATGGTTCGTAATGTGGAGTCCACTTTAATTAGATCACCCTTAGAATCTTTAGCTTCTGTACCTAATACTTTACTATATAATATAACAGAAGAGGGTTTAAGAAAAGGTAATCTTGAATACTTATTAAAAATAAATAATTGGAGAGGTCAACTAAGAAATTCAACTTACTTATTTGACAACTTAGATGTTAAAGATTTTGTTGACTATATTCTTGACCGACCTGACTTTAGAGATAAATTTGATGTACTGTTTACACAACTTAGTGAGATTAAAAAACTTAAAGGTCCAGATGTTAGTACCTTACCTCCTGTGCAAAAATTTGTTAATATGCTGTTAGAGGGTGGAGAAGATTTAGTAGACACTCTAAATACTTTTAATAAGTGGCAGGATCATTTAACAAGGAGGAGTTACTTTTTATCCTCTTTAGAAACTTTGGTTAAAAGAAATTATAATGGTTTAGATTTAATTGAAGAATTAAAAAAAGGTAGAATGAAAGAATTTTTAAATGACTCTCCTACTATAATGACAAAAGACTCAAAGCCTTTTGCCGAGTTGGTAGCAGAAGCAACAGAGACAGCTAGAAATGCTACGTATTCTAATATGCCTAATTTTAGTCCTTTTAAATATGCTACTAAAATTATAACAGAGACTGGTCTTACAGCAGTATTTGCGTTTCCAAGATTTGTATTTACTAGTTTAGAATTAATAGCTCAATACTCAGCAGGTATTGCTATGGTTCCTATAAAAAGATCAATGAGATTGCTTGGAGATAACCCTAGGTCGGTTTATGCTAAATTAAACGAAAGAGATTTAGAGGATATATCACGAAACCTAGTTGGTTTAGGTATGTATCAAGCTGCTACTATATATAGGATGCCAGAAAAAGATAGACCAGAAGTATATCAAGGTTATGTAGCTGATCCTCATCCTAATTATAAACTTATACGTACCAATGATGGTAAGTCTTTTGATACCACTCCTCAATTTCCTATGAGACAACTGCTTTATATTGCTGAGTTTGGCAGACGTTCAAAAACATTCGGTAATGATACTATAGTAGGTTCTGTAGTAGGAACTTATAAAGAATTTGCTGAAACATTTTTAGGTGCTACTTTAAAAACAGGTCGAACAACAAGTCTTGTAGAAGATTTTATTTTAGCTGTAGGTGGTGATGATGAAGATTCTTTTAATAGAATAGTAAAAGGTGGTGGTAAATTACTTGGAACATTTGGTCAGAGGTACTGGGTTCCAGCAGGACAAATAGTTGACTTAGAAAGAGGTCTTACCAAACAGCCTATTATAAAATTTGGTCAAGACGGTCAACTTATTCAATTTGGTTTAGTTGACACAAACAGAAGTACAAGTATTAAAGATGTAAATAAACCATACAACTACGATGACCCTGTAGGTAACCTTAAACAGCAGCTTCTAAAGCCACTATATCAAAGGGGATTTTTAGGTGTGGAAGAGGATTTTCCGGATACAACGTATGTAATGGACCCTGATGGTAAGCAAAGACCCTACCCATTATTAAAAGTATTTGGGGGTCTGTCTTTTTATGAAGATAACCCACCTGACAGTTTGTTTTTAGAAAAGTATGGTTTTACTGAGTGGAATCTTGGATCAAAAGAGACAAATCCACAGGTAAGAGCTTTTGAAAATAAATTAATGGGTTCTTTAATACCTGCTATATCTAAAGTAGCTCAATCTTTTGAAAAGGGATTACTAAAGAAAAATGAATTGCATAAAGGTAAATTACCTTTTAGGCAAAACCCTAATGCTCCACCTTTGTACAGCCCTAAATATATTCAGGCTACAGTAAGAGGTATTGTTAGTTCTAGTTTAACGACTTTGCGAGGTATGTTTAAGGAATCAGCCTATAGTAAACTGTTAGACAAGAGTGCCGATATGCAAGATAGACAAAAGATAATGGATATTACTAATTCTTTTCTTAAAGAAACGCATATTAAAAAGTTTAAAAGGTTACCAAAAGATATACGACAGCAAGCTAAACAGATATTTGAACAGGAAAACAGAAGAAGTGCAAGCTATGATAAGGGTGGTGATATGGTATTGCTCTTTGCAATAGGTAATGCCTACTATAAAGCACAAAATATATTAAAGTAATAAATAGGCAGGTAACTATATTACAAGTACCTGCCCAATTATTTTAGCGATCATCTCCTGAACCTGAGAGTGTTCCACGTTCTTTTCTACTGTATAACTTTGCTAAGTTGTCTCTCATAATTTCATTTAAGGGAACTCCAACTTCTTTAGCTAACATAGCACAGTACCAAAGTACATCACCTATCTCGTGTGATATGGCAATCTTCTTCACCTCAAATCCTTCCTTATCCTCTCCATCACGTATAAGTTTCTTTACCTTACCTGCAACCTCACCTGCTTCACTAGTCAAGCCTAGAGCTAAATACTCTAAGGCTTTTTCTTTTGGGAAGATAGCTGTATTTCCTGCTAATCTTTCATACAAGTCAGGAGTTATGCACTCCTCAATAATTAACTTATCCTGCATGTATTTTCTCGCTTCTTTTTCTAGCTTCTGCATGTTGCACCTTCTCTAGTTGCCTAACAAACGCATCGTGCCACCCTCTTAGCCACTCACGATACTGCATCGTATTTATGTTAAACGATGTACCTTCGTTCCTGAAGAAAGAATTAAAACCCTTCTTATATTGTATATGAAGAGGAGCATCGTATTTACTTAGCCCTCTATCTTTTCGGCTTAGAAACTGTTTCTTTTTTATCATCTTCAAGTCTCCTTTCTAAATATTTAACTAACACATTTAACTTTCCATTAGCATGTTCTAATGCTCCTAGTTCTTTCTCTACAGTATCAACTATAGTAGGGTGGTCTCCCACACCTACTGGATTAGTTATCATAACTTCTATGTTAGCTATATGACTATTCATTTGTCCTACTAACTTACTTTTTAGTGCATTGATTATTAAGTCTCTCATTTGCTTTTTACCTTTCTTGGTTTCATATGTAAGAACTCACGTATGTGTAATTTCCTACCCTTAAAGAATACTATTAGATTGATAGTGGTATTGATGGAAATGGCTATTAATAACCACCATTGCCACCAAAGTAACTCTGTACCTTCTACCATTATACAGCCTGTATGTCAACCATCTCACACGAATCTGCTGTGCAAGCTAGTTCTCTACCACCACTAGTTGTATCTTCCTTCTCATAGTCACTAAGTTTAGACCAATCAATTGACTTAGGCATTTTAGCAAGCAATTCAGTGTACTCTTCCTTTGTTATATCTTGATAGGGTGCTTGTACATAAGTGTGGTCATCAAAGGGTAAGAATGATATTCCTGATACCTCATCAAAGTTTTCATATATCCATGCTCCAACACCCATCCATTCATGTTCCTTAACTGATATTGTTACGGATGGCTTGTGTTCACACCAATACCTTTGATAGACTAACCAAAATTCTAACTGCTCTATGGCTGACATAGCTGTCCTTGTGATTGCACCTTCAGGAGCTTTTACAGGAAAGCTAAATATAGTTGTACTCGTAGGTTTTCCTGCATCAGGTTCAGCAGGTATACCACTATCTTTCATAAACTGTGTCATTGGGTCTTTATTATCTGCACGAACAGTTCTTATATAGTACTCACTATGTCTAGCGTGAATACCTGATGCACTGTCAACTAATTGACTAACTGTACCACTAGGTTTGACACAAGTAATAGCAGTTGACTGTGGTATCCCTAATTCTTTAGCAACTTTCTTGTTAGTCTCAATAGCTACATCTCTTAAATCACGTAATACATCTTCTAATTCAAAGTAGTTATGATTCAAAGCAGGGCAGTCAAGAATACCTGTTAGGGAAACTCCTAATAGTCTTTCTTCCTCTGTATTATCCTTCCATATCTTACGTAAGTATTTAAAGTTTGTGAGGGTTGACTGAAATGTTCCTAGTATAGTAGCTATTCTAACTTTTTCTTTTAGCGTTTCGTATGTGTCTATCTCACGTGCTACTACTTCAGTAAGATTACAAAACTGATAGGGTCTCAGGATTATCTCACTACATGGATTGCAACCAAAGTAATGATTAGCATCTCGTCTGCCATTCTCTAATGCCTTAACCTTAGCAGCCTGTCTATTGAAGATACCACGTTCACCTGACTTAGATTCATACAGAGAAGTCCACTCTCTCATAAATGTACCCATCTCAGGTTTACCTTTATAGGCTACTGAATTATTAGCTAACCCACGTTGCCCTTCTCTGATTATACCTCTTTCAGGTTCATCCCACCACTCTCCTGACTTAGCATGTCTCAGTTGATCGTCACCTAAGTTAGATAGAGAGATGAGAGCAGAACGTCTGACACCACCAACAACTACCACTTGACCTATTTTACACATAATGTCATGGCACTCAATAGGATATAGTCTTCTACCTTTAGCACCCTTGAACTTGCTAATACAAAACTTAAATAAGTCTATCAATGGCTCAGGTCCTGATGCTCTACCACCAAAGGTTTTAAGTCTAGCACCTGCTGGTCTAACCTCTGACATATCCCATGTAGGAATTTGTCCTGCATATAACATAGCTATTAGCTCACGTAATCCTTTTGACCAACCCGGTCTGCTATCACCCACTTTAATAATAGTAGAAGACTGTTCCATATGCTCATTAACGATAGGCAACTTATCTACAACTTCTCTTTCAACAGAAAAACCTACACCTGTACCACACATAAGTATATACATGCACTCGTCAAAAGAACGAGGACTATCTACAGGTATGTAACTACAATTATAACCACCCACATGACATCTGTCTAGGGCAGGACCTGCTGTCATCAATGCTCTCATACTAGGCATAACACCTAAATTAAGTATCTGTGTAGACATCTTTTCCTTTAGTGCTTTAGTTATATTATATCCATGATTATTTTTTAGATGACCTTCCATGTAGTCAAAGTATCTATCTATAGTCTCTCCCCAATTCTCTCTACGTTGTTCGTCTTCTTTCCATCTTGCATAGCGAGAAAGTGCTATGAAGTTTTGGTAGTCTGTCGGTAAATAGTTGCTTATCATTTTATTGTCTCCTCGGTTATACTTTTTATGTTTTTAATTTTTACACCATCTAGTTCGTGCATTACGTCTTGAATATATGACTCTATTTCGTCACCTGTTCTTCCATCCGAAGGTATAGGATACTCTTCAGGGTCTACGACAACAGTCATCATTATCTTAACTCTTATCATCACAGACCTCAATAAGTTTATTTAGATACCATTGTGCTTTCTGTAAGTCTTCTACACCATTCTTGTACTTGTATCTCCATAAGTACTTAGCAATGTTACCCTGTAAGTAAGCATCAAAACCACTACCTAACATAGCTTGTAGTGCATCTATACACTCAATACCTGATTCATTGTAGTGTTTAGGACTGTTTACCATATCGTCTCTTGCCATTGCTTTCTCCTTTTCTGATCGCATGTTCATATATTCAATGTGTCGCATGTCTTTTATATACTCGTTGTGTATCATTGTCAATGCCTTGTACCTTTATTAAAGTTTAATTTTATTATGTTGCCCTCAACTTCAGTAGTTATGTTTTTATTGCTTGAGTTGTTAGCGTAGTACTCTTCTTCCTCATCTAAGAAGTCTTCTAACTCATCTACTAAGGCAGGTCTCTTCTCCATTAGGGCTACTGTACTAGCTACAAGCTGACACAGGTGCAACATATGTGCTCTGCTATCTTCTTGCATAGGATTGTCATGTGAGGTAAGTATATTAACCTCTAGCTCTCCTGCCCATGTAGTTTCATCTGTCATTTTAGGCTGTATCTCTATGAAAAAAGATGTAGGTGGTCTATTTTTTAGTGGCATTTTTATCTCCTTATTTTTGTACCTTTGAACTTAATAAATTCAAGGTGTTTGTTACTGCCTTTTTCTTTAAGCCAATCTTCAGGGATGATCCTATCATAGTATCTAAAGCCATGCTTTATACACCATTGAGCATACGTAGATTTAGCACCCTTACTTAATTTGTTTCTACTGTTAGTGAAAACAAAACGAATGTCAAGAGTAGGGTGTTGTTTCTTTATGCACAGATGTTTCTTTCTATCTGCTGTTATAAACCTACCCTTAGTCTCAACAATTATACCATTATTTAATATAAAGTCAGGGGTATAGGTGCGATAAGTTAAGTCTTCCCATTCTATCTTGATGCTTTCATAATTATATTCATGTTTAAGCAAATCAAGATACTCGGATAACTTATGCTCTAAACCACTCCTATACCCATACTTTATAGCTTCTCTTCTTATTTTATGTGGTGGCATTTATGCATACTCTGCTGTTAGTTCTGTATAGTACACTGTCGGTGGTATCTTAGCTTTTGACATCACAGATGGTAACTCTTTTAAGTTTTCCCAACATGCATGTTTGTAGTCACAGAAGCCACAAGTAATACCTAACCTTCTATTTCCTGTAGGTTTACTTCTCCACGTTTCTGCTGAATCTTCAAAGCACCTTTCAAATTTGTTTGTTTTTACTGTATTAATAGTTTTTTGAATGGTTATCATAGTGTCTTCTACATTACTTTCCTTAGCAGATATATACTTAAACTTACCATTAGCTTTGTTAACTACCCACCAACCACCTACTTTCTTTTTAGCAGCTTTTGCATAACCTATTAATTGAGCTACATACCCAAAGGGATCACCCATTTGAACAGTGTAAAAGTCAATGAACTTATTATCATATGACCAACCTGAAGCTGACTTCACATCATCAACTGCACCATCTATAACTAAGTCATAAGTTCCTGCTATTTTTGTATCACCAACTTCTAGTGTTACATGCTCAGGCTCTTCATACTTAACTCCTGCACCTC